GTGATGTCCACCGGATTGCCGTCACTGTCCAGATAGGTTCCGGAGATAGCGTAGTTCGTACCGCGGTCAATAGTTAACTTGCCCATTTTTACCCCTTAAGCGTAAGTTACGGTTGCGTTAACATCGTTAGTGGTGGTGAAGTCTACGAACAGTCCGACAGCGAAGGCCGCGTCGAAAGTGACGGTGGTCGGGAAAAATGCGGTCGTTCCCATTGTCCAGCTGAAGATTTTGGTTCCGCTAGAGCTTGTACCGTCATAGATATCGATTGTCCCGGCGCTTGGAGCGGCGTCGTTACAGGAAAATGTAACAGTGTGGACTACGCCTATTCCGGTCTTGACGGTCGTATCGGCGGAACATAGTTTTACTTCGTATGCGTTTCTCATTTATTCCTCTCTACATCAGGGGCTTTTTAGCCCTGAAGTGTTTAACTTTGGCGTGGCTCTTACCGACATTCGGCAGTCCAGGCCGGTTCTGGCCGTGAAAATTCGCTTGGCCGGGGGCGGCTTGGGCTTTTCTAGCCAGCATGCCGATAACCCCGCCAGGAACTCCCTGGGCCTTTAATTGGGCGGCTCGCCCTCCGTAGCCGAGCTTATTGCTCTTGCCGTGGAAGGAGCCTGATTTGTTGATTGCCATTCTATTTCCTTTATTTTGGTAGGGGCTTTATACCGCAGGGGGCAACAATTCCGCCCTGTCTTGGATTAACCCCGTATTAGTTACTTAAGCTGCGCGAGCGGCGGTGCCGTGTATGCGCTGTACCATCCAGCCGTTCACACCATCACCTACTAGGCTGACATAAGAGCCAGCTGGCTGTGAGGTGAAGATGAGAGCCTTGTTGTCGGCAGCGGTGAAACCGTTGCCGGCAATCTTGTCAGAGGCGTTAGGAGCTACTGTGACAGTAATTCCTTCGGCGCCGACGCGGATGGTGTAGGAATAGCCTACAACAGTGGCGGGCAAAGTAACCGTGGCTGTCGCGGTGACGTTCTGGACTACGCCGCAGTCGCCATCGTCGAGGGTTTTTGCCCCTGTGACGGCTTCGACCTGGTTGTAGCCGAACTCAGAGATATTGATTTCTGCGTTTGCCATTTAGATTAGCCTTTCTTTGAGTTTTGTGGCGATTTTTCTTTTACTAGAACAGGCAGGGCTTCGGCCTGTCTCAAGGCTTCAGCTTCTTTCTGTTCAGCTACGCGCTTAAGCGTTAGACGCGTGGCGTCGTATTTAACCTTTTCGAGCGGGCTTAAGGGAAGTCCCTGTTCAACCTTTTGCTCCCAGGTTAGTAGTTTGTCTGCCATTTTTACTCCTTAAAGTTTGTTAGTTCAGATTTAGGCCGTCATGTGGAAGCCGGTCGCATTCAAGCGGTTGGTGTCCACGAAAGCGTCGTAGCGGTGGCGGTAGTCAATCTGGTAACCGTTGATGCCGGGCGGGTTTTTGTGAATCGTGTAATCACGCAGTTTTTCCGGAGCGACTAATACGCTAGGGTGAGTGATTATCAAGTCACAGTTGCTGGGCATGCGGCCAGAAGGAACAACAACGACCTTTACGCCGTCAACCGAACCTAAATCGCCAGATTCGTTCTTGCTCTGACCCTTGTCAGAAGCCAGTACGAAACCGGACAGAAGTAATAGGTTGTAGTATTGGGCGGTCATCAGGGCAACTCGGCCGTTTTCAGGAGCTTCTTTGTCGCTGATGTCGGCGTTGATAGCCGTGAAGTTGGTCCAGGCATTGCTGGAGGTGGTAGCGGCATCGGTTACGATGTCGTCACGCGAGCTGGAAGTAGCGCCGGCGGCGAACAAAGCGGCGATACGGTAGGTGTCGATTTCAGGCACCATCTTGTTTTTGACGACCTGGGCCAGGTATTTACCAGGCTGGCGGACCATCTGGGTGTCCTGGAGGTTCAGATTGTCGATTGTGACACTGAAGGACCGGTCACGGGCAAGCGTGAAGGTCTGTTTGGTGTCTTGGACTTCTGCTGGGTCACCGTAGCGGTTAGCACCTGAAGCGACGTAGTCATTAATTGTCGGGTCTGACAGGGTGTAAACGTTGATCGCGTTCACGCCGTCCCAGTTCCAGTTCTGGTTGACTATGCCGGAGGTTTTAGCGCCAAGGACCATCAAATCAGAAGTAACCTTCTCGAATTTTGAGGCGAGGTTTACTGACATTTGGTTTTTAACCTTTCTTTATTTCTATCAGCTACATCCCGGCTTCGGCTTTGAAGGCTTCGAGCATCGGGTCTTCTTTGGTTTTAGAAGCGTTGGATGAGTTCGAGGGGACATCGGCGTTAGCGAGCATCTTTTGGGTGGCTTGCTGGCCTTTAATCTGTCCCTGCGTCTCACCGACGCTGATAGAAGTTGCTATTGTTTTGGCGAGCTGGTATGGCGAGATATTCGAGCCTAAAACAACACCGTTTTGGACAACTAGAGCCTGGCCGAGTAAACGGTCGAACTCCGCGGCGACTTCGGGTCTGTAGTCGGGAGAAGTCTCATCAAAGATGGGAAACTCCGATACAACTTGGTTAGCTTCAGAGGCTATCTGCCGTTGGTTCTGCTGAACCTCCAGCTGATATCTCTCTTGGGCTAGGGTCTGCTGCAGTCCTTCGTTAGCCTGTTGCCGGGCGATTCTCTCAGCTTCTTGGGGACTGTAGTAATCGCCGGTTTCGGGGTTGATTTGGTTTAGTAGCTCCTGCTCAGTCGCGACCTGAGATTCACGCGCCGACAGTGTGGCGAGCTGTTCGCGTAACTGTCTGTTTTCATTAGCAAGCTTTTGATTGCGCTGCTGTTCTTTAGGACCTAGTGGCTTTTCGCCATCTGAGCTTTGCTCTTTAGGCTCAGTTGGTTCGGAAGTTTCTTCTGCGTCCGGGGAAGTGAGTTCCTCAGAGCTATCTGTTTCGCCACCGAGTTCCTCAAGGGATTGCTCCATGACGTCTTTGTCTTCCGCTGCTCCTGTTTCTACTGCTGCCGATTCAGTATCAGCCGGGGCTGCTGGTTCGTTTACGGCGGTGTCGTCTTTCGACATAGCATCTCCTTAATTTTTAACGGCTAGAACCTTGCCGAAGGGGGAATCTTGAG